CGGCGCGAATTCGGCTTATATTCAGGACGGCAAAGGAGGTTTTCATTTCTGTGAGCAAGAACAAATCACCATCTTTCACACAAGTGGAATTTGATCAGATGATGGGTGCTATCTCAATCGAAGGGTCGGATGCGGATGAAGATATTAATACTCAAAAATTGAAGCAAAGAGCACTTAAAATGATTGTCAAAAACGACAAGATCCATTTCATGAAAGCAAAGGCTTTATCAGATTTGTGCATAAAACCAAAAGAAAACGAGCAATACAGAATAATCACGGAGAAACAATTTAATGCTTATGCCTTTATTTTATATATATTGCAATCTGAAGAAATAGAGGAAATGCATCTTGCAATATACAGGATAAATGAGCCGACAGTCTCATCTTTAATCGATTTAATAAATGCAGGGAAAATAAAAAAAAGTATATTCGTTATCTCTAATTTTTTTAACGCAACAAAAAAACCAGAGAAATGGGCAACAAAATTAAAAGATTTTGCGGATTCAAGCCATAGTTGCCATCACATTTACACACATAATCACAGCAAGGTCGTTTTGCTGAAAACAAATCTTAATAATTATTATGTTTTTGAGGGCAGCGGGAATATGAGCGACAACGCCAGAATCGAGCAATACTTGTTCGAAAACAATAAAATTACTTATGATTTCCATGCCGGGTGGATGGAAGCATTAGTATTTGCCTAGTGTATGGATGAAAAAGGATTAGTCGCAGTTGATATGGTGGCGAAGCTTGCCAATATGACAGCCCGGAGATATAGGCAATTGGCAAAAGATGATATTGTCCCTGAGCCGAAAAACGGGAAGGTTCCTTTTATCAAGTCTATCCAGGATTTATTCGCATATAAGGATAAATTGATATCCGGCTCTGGTAATCTATCCCTGACAGATGAGCGCACGAGATTGACGGCACTTCAGGCGGACAAGGTGAATTTCCAACTTGAGGTATTGAGGAAGGAATATCTCAAAACTGAGGATGTTATCCACAAGTGGGAGCAGATCATATCAGTCTGCAAATCAAGGCTGATGAGCATAGGGGCGAAGCTGGCCCCTTATTCTATTTTGTGTAAAACGGCCACGGAGGCAAAGGAGCTGTATGATAGAGAACTCTTCGACGCTTGCAACGAACTCAGAAACATTAAGGCATCTGAATTTGATAACGGGCGATGTTTTGACGCGGATGTGGACTCCACCGCAAAAGTTAAGTCTAAGCGAATGGGCAGAAAGACACGCGTATCTAAGCCCTGAGTCAAGCGCGGAAACGGGAAAGTGGCGGTCCTATCCTTACCAGGTGGGAATTATGGATGCGATCACAGATCCGTCCATTACAAATATCACAGTCAAGAAGTCGGCCCGTATCGGATGGACAAAGATATTGAATCACACTATCGGGTATTATATGCAGCATGACCCATGCCCTATACTTTTAGTCCAGCCGACGATTGAGGATGCAAAGGGATACAGCACTGATGAGATCGAGCCGATGTTGAGGGACACGGCAATTCTGAAGGGATTGGTTGAAGATAAACGGCATAGGGACACGAAGAACAAAATCTTGAGTAAAGGTTTCCCTGGTGGCCGGTTGCATTTAATCGGGGCAGATAGCCCGAGAGGGTTCAGGCGTATCACGACAAGAGTCAACCTGTATGACGAGGTTGACGGATGGAGGGTTTCAACCACCGAAGGGGATCAGTTGACCCTGGCAAAAAGAAGGACGGATACTTTTTGGAATAGAAAAATTCTGGCGGGCTCTACACCGACGATAAAGGACCATTCCCGGATAGACGGTTTGTTTGAGAAGTCAGACCAGCGGTTTTATTTTGTTCCTTGTCCTCATTGTGACCATGGCCAGGTTCTAAAGTGGGGGAATAAAGACACGGATTATGGGTTCAAGTGGGAGAAAGGGAAGCCTGAAAGTGTGTATTATTTATGCGAGCATTGTCAGGGGAAGATATACCATCACCACAAAAAGGCCATGATCGAGCTGGGTGAATGGAAGGCAACGAGAGAAATAAAAGACCACGCAGGTTTCCATATCTGGGCAGCTTATTCCTACTCCCCTAATGCGGCATGGGAGGTGTTGATTCACGAGTGGGAAGAGATAATGAAGCATAAAAGAGCGTCCGAGATACAAGGGTTCGTGAATACGGTCATGGGTGAGTGTTTTGAGGAGATGAACGCCGTTGTGCTGGATGATGAGAAGATTATGGCGCGGCGGGAGGACTACCCTGCAGAAGTCCCGATGAGGGCTTGCGTCTTGACGGCAGGGGTTGACACACAAGACGACAGGTTGGAGGTTGAGGTCATAGCATGGGGCAGGGGAGAGGAATCCTGGGGAATAGAATACCGGATATTCAATGGCTCCCCTGCGGGGCAAGAGGTTTGGGATGCTTTAGATAAATTCCTATCAAAGTCATATCAGCATGAGTCCGGCATATCGATGAACATATCGGCAGTATGTATTGACTCGGGCGGGCATTTTACCAAGCAGGTTTACGCATACACGAAGCAGCGGGAAGTCAGGCAGATATACAGCACGAAGGGTGCGAGTACAAGCGGGAAGCCTATCGTGTCAGGGCCGACGATGAACAATATCGACAAGGCAAAGGTTTACATCATCGGGACAGACACGGCAAAAGATATCCTTTATGGCAGGTTGAGGATTGAGAAAGAAGGCCCTGGGTATTGTCATTTTCCGATGGCGTACGATGAGGAGTGGTTCAAACAACTGACAGCAGAAAGAGTTATTTACCGGCAGGGGAAGAGGGAATGGGACTTACCTATGGGGAAGCGCAACGAGGCCATGGATATCAGGAATTACGCCCTGGCCGCTTTGCAGATACTCAGGCCGGACTGGGATCATCTGGAGCTTGCTAATTTCGGGGATGCGGGCTCTTCCCGTCGAGTGTATCATTCCCACTCGGTTGCAAACATGGTGGAGGTTGATGTAAACGATAAGCTTCCCTTGATAGTCTGTTGCGACTTTGGCGTCAATCCTCTGGTGTGGTTAATTTGCCAGACAGACGGGAGGAAGGCGTGGGCAGTCGATGAGGTGGCACAGCGGAATTCAAACACTTTAAGGATGGGGCAGGAGGTGATGAAACGATACGGGCAGCATCCGGCAGAGTTTGTATTACATGGTTCGGCGGTCGGGGCCATAGCATCTTATGGTAAGTCCGATTATGCGCTGCTTATGGATTTGGGTTTCAGAAAGCGGCACGTTAAAAGACTGAACCCGGTTGAAAGCGATTTGGTTAATGCCTTGAACATGATGCTGGAGAATGTGCAGGGGGAACATAGATTCACCTACTCGCCCAAATGTTTGATGCTGAAAAAAGATTTTGAGCAGGCAATGTGGAAGGAGGACGGCAGTGGGATAGATGATACTGATTTCGGAAGAGGGAACGCGGCCAGGGCTTTGAGTTATTTTATCGAATACAACTGGCCCTTGAAGTCGGCACGGCCTAACACTAACAGGAGATTTTATAAATAGGAGGTAGGGGGTAATATGCCAAGATTGTTGACGGTTCGGACGGTGGCGTTGATATTCGGAGCATCACCCCGGACAATACAGAGATGGATAGACAGCGATAACGGAACTTTCGTTATTAAAAACCTGATAAAGCTCCCCAGCGGGGGGATCAGAATACCGTCCGAGGAGGTTGATAGAGCGATCGAGGCATTTAAAAAAGAAAAATAACGTGACATATCATGTCATGTGACGACATCCGTCCCTTGTCATATAGCTTTTTTCAATATATGCTATTCACGATATGACACGCGCGGAATTGATTAAGACACACGCAGACTACAAAGACTTTTCCCCGGAATGGCAGTTTTTCATAAACTCATATCTGGGCGGGAAGTTCTATCGCGACGGGGATTATCTTCTCCGTCATCCCTTCGAGTCAGAAGCAAATTATGTTCGCAGAAAAAAAATAGCATATTTCTATAATTACTGCGCGCCTATCGTTGACATTTTCACTTCTTACCTTACAAAAAAACAACCTACTCGCAGCTATGGAGATTTAACGGAGGGCGTTGTCCCTCCACGGCAGCCGAAGACTTTGTTCGACTCCTTCTGGTGGGATGTGGATTTTGAGAATACCAACCTTGAACAGTTCATGCGCGAGGCCATGCGGTATGCGTCCATTTACGGGCGGGTGTCCATCATTGTTGACAAGCCAGCGACGGAGGTCTTGACTAAGGCACAGGCACTGGAGCAGGACATAAGACCGTATTGCTCTATCGTCACGCCGGAGAATATCCTCGATTGGGAATACACTAGATTGCCAAACGGTCGGCCTGTGTTGGATATGATAAAGATTCGAGAGACGGCGGAGAGCTACAGAATTTGGACACGGCAACGGTGGGAATTATGGGAATTGCAGCCGTTGAACAAGGCTCCTGTCCTATCAGCAGCAGGGATGCACGCTTTAGGCGAGATCCCTATTGTCAATCTGTACAACAAAAAATCTGGAATTAAAATGATAGGCATTTCTGACATCCAGGATATCGCTGACATTAATAAAAATATTTTTGCATT